GACACCGCATACGGTAAGTCCGGCGGGTTCGTCCCGGTCCCGGTCGAGTCGACGACGGGTAACTTGCACGTCAGCTTAAACGTTGGCGCTCAAGCTCTTCAACTCGACGATACGGACAAACTCGCAGTTTCACTTTACGGTAAGGACGTGGCGTCCGGAGACAAGGAAGTAAACGTTTCAACAGCCGGGAACATGGAAGTAGATATCCACGCCGCCGGAACTGCGATTGCATCCGAGACAGGAGGGGAACTCAAAGTTTCTCTGCATGTCGGAGCGCAGGCCCTTCAACTCGATGACACCGATAAACTAGCGGTATCACTTTATGGTAAGAACGTCGCCGCTGGAGACAAGGAAGTTAATGTCTCAGCTAACGGAAATCTCGAAACGGATATATACGCATCAGGATCGCCGTTACTAAGTTCACTGAGCGCCCTGCATGTCATGCTTAAGGGCACAGACTCATCACCGGGTGATATTCAAATCGGCGCTGAGTCATCAGGTCAGCTAGAGGTTTCGCTGTACGTCGGATCACAGCAACTTCAACTCGACAGCACCGACCATCTAGCGGTTAGCCTTTGGGGTAAGAACTCAGCCGCAGGGGACACGGAAGTTAACGTTTCCACAGCCGGATCGCTTAAGATCCTCGGTCAGCTCTTGGCGATGACAGAAGTAACGAACTTCGAGCTAATCGGGATCGACGAGCAGGTCGATCAGAACGAGTTCAGCGAGGACCAATCGTTTACGCTAAACGCTAATGGTGGGATCATCTACGGGGCAAGAGCAGTGATGGCTTTCTCCGGTACGACAGGCGCTTCGATACGAGAAGCCGGATGGGTCTACCTTTTCGATGCGGATCCCGGACTATCGGTCGGGGATACGGCACTGGCGTCAGCCGCTGTCGCTCGCACATGCTTTGGCGGGTTTGCACTAGCGGCGGCAGACTGGTCACCAGTCGCAGGCGCTTTCAACATCCAGACAGTCGAACTACAGATCCCCTTCCACGGAGTAGCGACGGCATACGCCGCTTACTTCCATGAGGGGGCAACGAGCTTCAACGACGGAGCTAATGATGATGAAATTCTCGAGCTCAGTCTGTGGTATCGCTCGCACCAAGTCTAAAGTAAGTTAATCCGGGGGATCCCGGAAGGGATCCCCCATCTACAAAACTTAAAAGGAGGATTAACTTATGCCAACTAAAACCGAGATGTCGGCGTTCAACTCCCGGACGGACTCACTCCTTCAGGGTGTACCAGCGGCGGACATTTCTTCAGATGACCGAGACCTTGCCATCAGGCAGGCGGTCAAGCAGTACAACTTAGACTTACCTCGGCGGGAGATGGTTCAGTTTGCCGGGGATGATGGAAATTACTATCTGTTGTACGGGAAGCATATAGCAACTAATGAAGCGAACCAAGACGCCGGGGTTGCTTTGAAAATCAGAGCGACTGGTGATGATCAAAATCTTGGGATCCGGTTTACGACGACCTATATGTTCGACCTGTACCAAGTAAATCTTTTAATGAGTAGGATCGGCTCAACCTGCGCCGGGTCCTTTATAGGGTATCTTTACTCACTCGATGGAAACGACCTCCCGGACGTCCAAGGACGAGCGTCTATCTATATAGATATCGATGACGACGATAAAGGACCTCCTGTGGGTTACTACCGATGGGTGGAAATCCCATTTGATAAACCTATCGAGCGGCTTCCGGCTGGTTCGTATGCTTTCGTTATTGAGGGGGACGTGAACTATGAGTATTCGGCGGGTGTTAGAGAGCTCCTTATAGGAGTAGATCAGGCTAATGCTACAGCGAGCAATCGAACTTTCCTAACGAACACCGATGCGGGATGGATCGAGTACGGAACGGATAGTATTGGGATGATTGAGTTAGTTGTAGCGATCCCAAACTGGGAACCTGCGGCAAGTCGACTCATTGAGGTGGAGTGTCCGGCGGCGGATCCAACCGCAGACGAGACGCCCCAACCCCTCGAGGCCGAGGACTTTGATACCTATGAGTCTCAGAATGGGCACTGGCTCAGGCTCCCTAATATGTCTCCAACTACCGGGCAGGATATCCGGATCAAGTTCGCTCGACCGTATATGTGGTCTGGTGCGTCGGATCCGATTATCGACACCCCGGAGGCGCATTTCGAGGCGATTTGTAACTTGGCGGCATCTTACTCTTGTGAGTGGTTGGCGACAAGGTATGAGCAGAATATAGACGCTACGATAGTGGCGGATGTGGCGGACCATCAGGACGCCGGACGTAACTATCGAGCGCAGGCGAAGGTCTTTAACAAACGATATTTAGAGCTTGCAGGCTTAGACGCTAAGAGCAGGAAACCTGGGATTGTTGGTAGGGATATGGACTTGCGTCGAGCGGTTGGAGCTAGTGAGTTCCTGTTCCATAAACGTTCGGAGCGCTAGTGTCAGGCGAAATCGAGTATCACGTCGATATTAGCGAGCTTCACCGGATGGCGACCTTAGTCCCGCAGATGGCGGGGATTATCGAGCAAGAGGTAGAGAAAGCGATGGTCGACTCCGGGATGGCGCTCACGACATTAGTCGCTTCTAGGATTGGTTCGACATCTAAGAACACGGGCCTACTCCAAGCGGCGGTTTCATTCCCGGAAGGCTTTACGACCGAGGGGTCGTTATCAAGTGTCTACACAGGAACAGTGGCGGCATCCGGCAAGAAAGTAAGTCAGTTCGGAGTGGCGGCGAGCATCTACGCTAATTATGTTGAGTTCGGAACAAGGGCTCATTGGCCGCCATCAGCGCCACTTGAATATTGGGTAACTCGTAAATGGGGTTTATCTGGGGACGACGCAAGGGCAGCGGCTTGGTGGATGTGTATGCAGATAGCAAAACGAGGAACCTACGCTAAAGGGAACTTTTTCTTGGCTTGGCATTACGACGGTGGAAAAGATATCGTCAAACGGATATGGGCGGGAGTTCCGTCAAAAGTAGCAAAGCGATGGAACGAAGGAGATTTCTAAATGGCTCATAATGAGGCGACTGCCCGAGCTCGGATCCTTACGGTAATCAAGACTGTGTCGGATTACGGGAAAGCATATGATTACGAGCGATGGGCTAAGAACTGGACGGATCTACGGTCCTTGTTCATGTCGACGATTAGCAATGAAAATATTCTGCGGGGTTGGACGGTAACGCTCGCAAGTATGGAGCAGGACCAGCAGACTTTCGGGGCGGCTCACGGTGACGGGTCTATGTTAGTGAAGTACGTCTACCGGATCCGGGCATTTCAGGCGGTAAAGGACGACGACGCATCCGAGAAGGCATTTCACGCTAAGGTATTAGCGGTCATTGCCGCCCTGGATGCCGATGGGAATTTACACACTGCCAACTACGAAGGCGGATCTAGCGGGTATTTTGTGTCAGAAGCTTGCGTTCACTCGGGTTTTGATTACCGAATGTTTGCGGGTGTCCTTTGTCACTTCGCCGAGATCACAAAAGAAGTGATGGAGATGGTTTAGGAGGCTTTATGACTAGGAAAAAGAAAATTAATAAGTACCGGGTCGAGCGAGGCTTTAACGTCCGGCTTCCAAATGCGAAGGGGAAGTTTGGGGATGGAATTGTTAAAGACTATGGATCAGGTCCGGAGGTGCGCTTCGATATTGGGATGGAGGTCCGAGAGGACGAGCTCCCTAAGCAAGCGGACGTGGGATGGCTTATTGCAAAGGGTTGTTTGGTCGTCATCGACGTCATCGACCCATCCCCACCCAAGTCCAAGAAGAAGAAGGTAAGCGCACAGGAGGATGCGGATGGCTAAACTAGCGGGACGATTTGTCGACGTCTACTACGCCGGGTACGAGCTAACTGGACATATGAATAGTGTTAGCATCGACTTAGAGTTTTCCGAACTCGATGGGACGGCTTTCCGGGATGGGTCTATGAACTCGGTTCCGGGGATGCCGAAGGCGGCGGTTGAGGTGTCGGCATTAATGGACCCTGCAACCAACAAATCACACGCCACTTTATCGGGTCAGGTGGGGAGCTATACATCGAAGGAGCTCCTTGTACTTGTAGGACAGAACACTAATCCTACGGTCGGGGATCCCGCCTTTTTAATGTCAGCTAAAAACTTTAAGTACAACGTTCCGGTAGCGGTTGATGGTGCTATTGTTGCCAACTCGAGTTTATCTACCGATGGAGTTCAGTCCATTTGGGGGACCTGCTTAGTGAACGCAACCGTCACGACGACGACTAACGGTACGTCGGTCGATAACGGATATGCGACCGGGCGGGGAACTGGGCAGGCATTTCTTCAGGTGGTAACAGCGATGGCGACAGATACGGCGGCAATCAAGGTGCAAGACTCCAACGATGACGTAACATTTGCTGATCTAACGACCTTTGCTTTGGATGGTTCTGCGGTTGGATCCGAGCGAGATGAGATATCAGTTAATACACCCAATACCAACAACGGGTTCGAAAACGGAACGACCGGGTGGTCGGCTGGCGGGACCGATACGGATGCAATAGCTCAGAGTGATACCCGAGCGGTGAAGGGGCATTATTCGCTTCGGCTTACATCCGGAACCGATACAGCGCATACGAACTACGCTGAGTCTCCCAAGATTACCGGGATCGTTCAAAACGATATCGTCGCTATCGACCTGTGGGTATATGTCCCAGCGGCATGGCCCGATGATTTTAAGATTTATGTCATCGAGTACAACGGTGCGGATGCAGAGCAGGCGAGGACGCAAGTCGGGAGTTCGATTACGACGACCGGAGCATGGGTTCGATTTAGGGACGAATTTAAGTGTACAAACGCCGCAGTAGCGAAAGCGGCACTAGCGATTGGAGAGCCGACGGCGCAGAACTTCAGCGGCGGAGCAGTAACGGCTTTCATCGACGAAGCCTATATTGTCGAGGCTAATATCGACAGGTACGTCAGATACCAAACCACCCATAATGCGGGAGGCGAGGATCTTAAATTGGCTGTCGCCCTACATCGTGGGGATGACGAATAGGAGGCACTATGGCTAAGTTAGCAGGTCGATTTATTAAAGTTTACATCGACGACTCAGGTGGAGTTGCTCGAGAGGTATCGGGCGACGTAAACAGCGTCGATATTCCGTGGGAACTCGGCGAGTTGGACGTGACGGGATTTAACGAGGGGTCAGTTAACTCGATCCCCGGGATGCCGTCTTTCAACTTGGAGATTTCTGGAACTTTCAACCCGACGGCGACAACGGGATTGTTCACCGTCTTGAAGGATATCGTCGGCGATTACGCTACGCATACGGTTACGGTTCAAGTAGGACAGAACGCATCGCCAACGACCGGGGATCCGGAGTTCGAGGGCGAGTTCTGGTGCTCGAAGATGAATATAACCACGACGCCGTCCGGTAAAGTAGAAATATCCGGTTCGTTTAGAGTTTGGGGCGCAACCGCTCCAGCATGGGGTACGGTAGCATAAATCTAACATTCTCTGGACGTGTACCCATCTAGATGGGTACACGTCTAGCGGAAAGGATTAGGAGATGTCTGAGGAAAAAGAAGTTCAGAAACGTCCGGCTCGGGAACCTATCAAAATAGAATGTCCGATTGAGGGTCACGAGGAGGACTTCATTCTGTTCATAGGTTCTGGGTGGAAATTTAAGCACTTACGCAAGTGGGAGGCGACCGCCCGGGTGGAGGATCTAACGGAAGTTATCCTTGAGCGGATTGTCGATTGGAGAATTACGGATCCGGAGACGGGGGAGCTTGTCCCCTTCGACCGAGAGCGTGGTGTCGAGGTTATGGATGATCTCGATCCAGCTCAGGCGGCGTGGGCGACAACCGCCTATCGCATGGCTTACAGCGAGGCGGGATTACCAAACCCAAATCTCTCTTAGCCACAGCCGACTATTCTCAATACGGTAGTGGCGGCGACGATAACCAACCGGATCGACATCTCCCAAGTCAGCTAGAGCGAGCTTTAATATGCCGACGATACGACTGGCAATTACTCCCTTGGGAAATGGACGACTTAGACGTAAGCGACGTCAAAGAACCGTTGGCGCTCCTTTACGCTTTCGATACCTTCCAAGATGTAGAACGGGAAGGGGGATTGGCGCAGTTGTCCGAGGATCAGTTGAAACTCGTTGCTCATATAAATAAAATTCGCCAGCTAATCGAGGAGGCTAGTGGCTCAACAAGCTAATATTAAGGTTTCGGCTGATACCCGGGATGCCATTCGAGCAACCCGGGATATGGCAAGGGAAACAGAAAAAGCAACGCAACAGATGCGGGATGCGTTCTCCGGATTACAAACCGGAGTGGCTCTTGCGTCCGGAGCGTTGTTAGCGTTAGGCGGAGCAGGAGCGGCGCTTATCGGTTCGTCGACTCTGCTCGCCGCTCGGGTCGAGACGCTCGGTGCGGTAATGAAAACCGTTGGAGCTAATGCCGGATATTCTGCGGATGCGATGGATCGCTTTGAGCAAGCAGTAAGGGATCAGGGTATTACAACTCAAGTAGCTCGAACATCTATTATCCGGTTAGTTCAAGCAGAAGTGGACTTAGCTAGAGCGTCAGATCTAGCGAGGATCGCTCAGGACGCCGCTGTCATCGCCGGGATCAACTCATCCGAAGCATTCGAGCGTATGGTTTGGGGTATCCAAACGCTTAACCCACGGATCCTAAAAACAATGGGTTTGACTATCAATCTGCAATCGGCTTATAAAAAGCTCGCCGACAATCTCGGCATTACGGTTAATGAACTGACGATGACGCAAAAGAAACAGGTCGCCGTTAACGCTGTAATGGAGGCAGGTAAAAATATCTCGGGTGCGTACGCATCGGCAATGGAGACGGCTGGTAAGAAGCTAACATCACTCCCCCGACATTTAGAGGAAGCTAGATTAGCCATCGGAGAGCGCTTTACCGAGGCGTTTGCTTGGGCGATAGATGCAATCACCGATTTACTCAAGTGGTTTAATGCTTTAGAGCCTTCGACGAAGGATACGATATCCGCTTTCCTACTTGCCGGATCAGCCGTTACGATTATGGCGGGTGGTCTTGGGCTTGCATCGATTGCACTTCTAAAGCTCCTGCCATTAATGATGAATGCGGGGGCAGCGATTAATATTCTTAAGGGTGTTGGCGGGGTCGGCGCTATGCTTAAAGGTATGGCGTCCGGCGGAGAATTCGCCGCTGTAGCAATGACGGCTTTAACCGGGACGTCCTACACAGCGGCGGCGGCTACAACGGCACTTAAGACGGCGCTCCTTGGACTTGGAGTTATTACGGGAGTTATCGCCATTGTCGGCGGATTGATTACTGCTTACATGAAACTCAAGAAAGCAAAAGAAGAAGCCTTCCAAGCTCAAGCGGAAGAGGAAAAACGGATCCACACGATTTCGGCGTCTTACGACGATTACATCGCTCGAATGAAATTGATGGCTGAAGAAGAGGAGGTCGTCTTAACCCTTCATGGTGAGCGGATCTACGTGTCCGAAAAGCTCGAAGAGAATATGAGTCGGATGTCGGGGGCGGCGCAGGCGAACCTAGTAATCAGTCAACAACTTAGCGATACGTACGAAGTGATGAGCCCATTCGTTTATTCTATCGCCAAGGAGACAGGACTTTGGGGCGATGAATTAGACGCTCATATGGCGAAACTTCGAGCTCATACAGGCGGGCTTCGATCATTGTGGGACGAGATCGAAGGTGGACCAGATGCTATAAGCCCGACGGTTGAGACGATGGAAACGGCGGCGGAAGCCGCTGAACGAATGGAACGAGAATTTAAGACGGCGATGACCGGACTTCAGTACGTATTAGGTGTCGACGTGAGTCAGGCGATGGAGGATCACGACGAGCGAGTAATAGAACTCCAAGAAACATATCAAGATGCTCAAAGCGAGCTCGATGCGATGACGGAGAAATACGAGCGCTGGTATGGATCTATCGACCGGATGCGTGATATATCCCCGGCTCGGGCAGAACAATACGACGAACTCGTAGCAAAAGTCGATGATGCTCAAGCAGCTATCGACCGAGAGTCCGAAGCATGGGATCGTAATACTAAGCAGATAATGTTCAATATGGCTCAGCGAGCGCTTGAGTTAGGTTTACACGCCGCCGTTGAGGAAGGATCTATTACAGCGGCAGAAGCCGCCCAGACACAATTCGAAGCTACATCGGACTTGGCGTCTGCCTTTGGGTTAATCGACCCAACGACAGCTCAGATGTGGGACGATATGGGAGCGGCAGTTGCAGGATTAATTACGGATCCCGAGGACGTCGCAGGATTTACTCAAGCAGTTAATACCATTGGTGAGAACGTCGGTTTACTACCGGAGAGCGTAGATCCCGGCGTGGCGGCATTGCAACGGTTTCGTGATGAGCTGGAGGGGATGCCCGAGAACTTCCGACGACTATACGAGTTCGAGATGACTTCATCCGGAGTTATCCCAGAGCAAACCGGGGCTGGTGGTGGAGGAGGAGGCGGCACTGGTGGAGGTCAGCCGCCCGATATAGCGAGGCAGGGCGGTGGGTACTGGTCTGGGCGAGAAGCCGTGGCGGTTGGCGAAGCAGGTGAGGAGTGGATCTATCCAACCCGGGATGGATATGTCGTCCTTCCGGCAGGAACAGTTAATAGATTGAAGGGGATGGGCCTACGGGCCGGATCCGGATTACAGGGTGGTGGTATGTTTGGCGACCGCCCGGGAGCTCAGGGTCCAATGGTTCGACATGGAGACCGTACGGTCACAATGTCGGAAGGGGCTGTACAGCTCCAAGTCGGGGGCGGAAGGATGGGTATAGAAACGCAAATCCAAGTTGAGGATATGTTCCTTAAGGTTCTGGAGGACTTACTGTAATGGCATCGTCGATTAAGATAATTAAGGGAACGACAGAGGTTAGCCTACTCGACGCATCGGGCTTCTATATGATGTACGATGGATGGACGACTAATCCATCAGAGGCAGAGGAAATCGGGGTTGTTACGGAGCGTATTAAGTGCAAGCTGATCGCATCGACAGATGACAACGCCGCCAGTCAACTTAAAATTTTGAACCGCTTACTCCGGGACGCTTATCGCTATTCTTTGGGGGATCCAATCCAGACGGTCCCGGTTTATATGGAGGTTAGATACGAAGACGAAACGAACCCCCGCTACGCACTGATTGCAGGCGATCAGGCTCGGTTCCGGAAGTCCTATTACAGCGAACCTGCCCGAGCGAATGATCTATTTATGAATATCGACCTGATTATCAGCCGAGAGGATTGGCGATCTCACAAACCCGGACTTCTACCGGGACGGGTAAGCCTAATCACCAATCCGGGCGGTCCGAACTTTCTACAGAACCAATTTGATTACGACGTTGAGCTTACGAGCACATTCGGGCATGTCCCGGAGTCAGTCTCTGGAGGGGTGATTGGGGGTCGAGGGGTTAACTTCGGAACGCCGACGCCGCCTTGCCGGAATTTGATCCCCAACCCGAGTTTTGAGGTGAACGTTACCGATGGATGGACCAATAATAACTTCGATGCCGTCACCCAAGATACGACCCATCGATTGTATGGAAAAGCATCCTGCCACTTAGACGAGAACAACTGCACTGGACCGCAGAATGAGTACTTTCAGTCCGACATGATTACGGATATCTACCCCAACCAATGGTACGTCGGGTCATTCTATTATATATCGGAGAACTTTGATGCCGACGATTATGTAACAGGACTCCTTCACTGGTATACCTCGACAGATACGTATATCTCGGGAGACGCCGTTAGCGGCCCTGTCGGAAATCAATCCACCTTCATTCGTTTAGCGGTTGCCGGGAAAGCGCCTGCGACAGCGGCAAAGGTGAGGTTTTCAGTATCAGCGGTTTGTGACGGCGGTGACGCCTTTGATATTTATGTAGATGGAGTTCAATTTGAGGAGGGTGGAGAACCAACGACATTCTGTGACGGACGACAACCAGATTGTTCGTGGGATGGCGTACCGGATAACTCTCAGAGCGTTCGACGTGGTACTACTCAACAGTCCAGGGGCGTCCAACTCGCTGAGGCTAGAACGAACCGAGTTCACGATCCCGTTTTTCTATATGGAGATCTTCTAAATAAGTGGAACGTCGACTCTGGAACTTGGTGGTTAGATAGCGATTACGCTATGTTTGGAACTCATAGCGCTCGGTGTGCGTCGGCGACCGGAAGCTATCTTCGAACGATGGCGGCCGACGATTACACTCTCGGTGCAGGAGGGGATATTACACTATCTGGATGGATCCGACGATCTGCCGCCCCGAGCGCTTCGTCAGTTGGGATACGGATACGAGATGTCACTAATGCCGCTTGGAGAGGGACGGCGTGGGCGACGAGCGCCTGTAACGGGGAGTGGGAATACGTCTCAGTTTCTTGGAATAATTCGACGACGGCGGGGGCGGATATACGGGTTTATTTATACGACAATGAAACCACCGGGAACTCATGGTTTGATGGGATCCAGCTCGAGTCGAGAACCTTTCCGAGCCCCTTAATCCATGCCGATATGGGTATGGGACATTCGGCGGTAACGGCTCATGACAGCGAAACGGATCGGACCCGGTCGAAGCTAAATTATTCTATTGAATGTCCCGACGAGGAGTTTTCTATTGGGGGATGGTGGAGACCAACGCCAACCGCCACAGAGCTGGGTGGGGATGGATATATCTTCAATTGGCAGTACGATATATATAATCGGGTAGCGGTTTTGTTAAGTGCGGCTTGTGACGTTCCGATGGCGTATATCGGCGTCGACGGAACGTCCGACTCTCTCTTAGCCGGATCGGACTGTGTCGCCAACACTCTGTTTCATTGGGAAGTAACGTGGGACGGTTCGACATTCAGCTTCTATATCAATGGAGTATTAGTGGACTCCGGATCGGTATCAGACACTTTCGATTATCCACCTAATACGCTATATTTGGGGACTTCTAACGGAACTTCGTCTTATGGGAACGGGGTGCTAGACGATTTCTATGTATTAAGTAGAGCAAGAACGGCGGCGGAAGTCTTAGACTACTACAACTCTGGAAAGCCCTTTGTCGGGGATCCCGATCTATTTATGTATCTACCATTTGACGGACCGCAACGAACGCATATTACCAACTTCCATGAAACACTCGGACATGAAATCGACGTAATCTGGAACTATGATGACTCAGGTGGGCTCTTTTCTAGCAACTACGCCTTCGAGCGAGATTGGCAGTTATTCGATCAGGGGGTTAATGTTGACACTGACGACTGCGTGTACTTCGGATCGACCGGGGGTCCGATCCATCATATCGTTATGAATATGGTGGGGAACGGGGATCTAACGACATCTACCTTACAACTCTCATATTGGACGGGGGCGGCTTGGACAGTCCTTAATATGGGAGACGATTTCACTATTCTTAATGCGTCCGGAACAACCGATGCTCTACTCCTTCAGAGTGCGCTCGAGGCGGATGGGGAGATTGTGATTAATATCCATCCGTCGGATACGGCTTATGATGCTTCATCGCAGGCGC